ACGTCTGCGCCTGCGTGGCTGAACTTGACCGTCGGCAGGCTAAACGTGTAGCCCCGATCGTTGGCGTCGATCAGCGCGAACCAGATCGCTCCGGTCGTGTTGTTGGCGTAGGACTGCATCTCGGTGAAGTCCTCGAAGTAGGCGTCGAAGCTGCCGGTCACGTTGAACTCGCCCTGCCGCATGGACTGCGCGCCCAGCTTGCCCAGCTCGGTGCGCGCCACCACGTTGTTGTTGATGTTCAGCGTGATCTGCTTGGCCGGGAAGCTAGAGCCGGCGCTGCGGATCTCCGGCACGCTCAGGCTGTCCAGCACCGGGTGGTCCGTGGCGTCCGTGTAGGTCGCGCTGGCGATGAACTGGTCCGTGCCCAGGTCGCTGTCTTGGAACGTGCTGTTGGCCGCCTCGAACGTGAACGTGCCCGTGACGATGGCCTCGTCGGCGACGGTCAGGTCCAGCGTGTTGACCACGCAGCCGGTGAAGATCTGCGCCTTGCCCAGGTCCAGCCGCGCCACCTCGATGGTGAACGAGTCCTCGACCGTGCCATTCACGCGGCGCGCGGCGCGCGTCATGGTCACGCTGGTGGCATCGGCCGTGAAGTTGGCGTCGGCCTCGACCGTCACCGCCGAACCCGTCACCGCCGTCACCTTGTAGTATCCCGCGTTCGACCCAGCGTCGCTGTCCACGTAGACGATGTCGCCCACGCTGACGTTGCTGGTGCCCGCCGAGGTCGTGATCTCCTTGTTGCCTCCTGCCAGCGTCGCCGACTCGTCGGTGTAGACCGCCGTCTCAGCGCTGCACATCGTGCCACCGAGCAGCAGCTCGAGGGCCTCCGTGGTCGGGCTGAACATCAGCTCGAACGGCAGCTGGCCGGCGGCGCTCTTGCTCAGGCGCACGAGCTCCTCGACGTTGCGGTCGTCGTTGATGATGTTGGACTGCTGGTAGCCCACGCGGTCGCGCATGGACTGGCCAGTCACTTGGAGCACCTGCATCGCCGGGCTAGACGGCGTGGTGCCGAACGTGGTCTCCTTCACAAGGGAGACGCGCAGGCGGTTCGAGTCGCTCATGGTTGCATATCAGCTCGGAATGGAATCTGCACGGTGCGGATGCACCAGGCGTCTTCCTGGTCTGCCGTGCCGATGACGCCCGGCGGCGGCGTGAAGACGATATCGGGCGACGTGAGACGCACGCCCCGAAAGGCTGTTACGACGGCGTCGGCGAGGTCGATGCTGGCACCGTCGCCCTTGGCGATCGGCGTGAACAGCCGCGCCGTGGCCGTGCCCATCATGCGATAGCGCACCGTGCCCATGCTGATCTGCTGCTGGTCGTCGATGCCGATCATGAAGCGACACCAGCTGGCCGAGATGCTCGAGGGCTCCGGGCCGTTGTCGTAGACCACGTCGATGGACTGGCCTGTGCCGATCTCCGTGGCGAAGCGCCCGCGGATGGCGTCGAAGATGTCGGCCTGGTCGGTCATCGAATGCGCCTGTATTTCTGGAGCAGCTCGCGCACGGTCGGGCCGACGATGCCGTTACGCGCGCTCTTAGACCAGCCGCCCTCGAGGCGGTTCATGTAGGGCAGGAGGTTGGACAGGTAGGCGATGCACGGCTCGTCAATCTGCCGCACGCGCTGCATGCCCTTGGACACGGTGTCGTTGCCGCCCGCGTCGGTGCCCTGCACCTCGTTGGTCGGCCGGCGGTTGATGGTGATCTGCCAGTTTTTGACCGCGTGCCCGCCGACGTATCCCTTGGGCAGAAGGCCCTTGAGTCCTTTCTGTAGGCGCTCAATGTTGCGCTTCCATCGCGCGCGGTTGCCTCGTGGCGTCTTGTCGACGACCTTGATGAGAGCGTCCTGCATGATCGTCTGCTGCACCTCAACGGCGCGGCCGACGACCTCGTCCTTCATGAACTCGTCGATCTCGAGCTTCCAAGACTTGGCGTCCTTGGCCATCAGGTGCCCACCTCGCCGCAGTCCATCTGGTAGGCGACGACCGTGCCCTCGACCGTGAACGGCTCGCAGGCGTAGCAGCTGAACGTGCGGCCGCCGGCCGTGATGCGCGAGGCCACCGTCGGCGTGACCGTCAGACCTGACGCGGACACGTAGAAGGTGGCTGTCACCCGGGTGTCGGCACCCGTCTCGGCGTAGCGTTTTTGATCTGTTACGGGTCCGCCCAAGGTGACAGTCACCGAAGTCGCGCTCTCCGTGACGCTGCCGTCCGTGTTGTAGGTAGCGCCGGGAATGGTCAGGGTGCCGGACTGGCCGACCTTCTCGATGGCCGCCAGGGTCTTGGATTGGATGCGCGCCGCGAGGCTCATCGCGTCACCCGGTGCAGCATCGCCGCACCTCCGTCGGTGAGCAGCGCGCGCAGCTGCTGGTGCACGATGGGGAACTTCTTGGCAGTCGTCGCGCTGCCCACGAAGTCCTCCGAGATGCTGATCGCACCGACAGTGACCGAGCTGTTCGTCACGTTGCCCTCGCCGGCCGCCACGTCAGGCCGCAGGTCGACGCCGTTGACATGGCGCAGGGCGATCTCGGCCGTGGCGTTGATCAGCTTGGGCGGCATCTCGTCGTTGTCGTAGTAGAGCCCCGTGTCGGCGTCGACGACGCCACTGCGCGGCCAGTCCAGCGCCTGCGTGTCGCTGTCGATCACGCCGCGCCAGCGGTTGCCGTAGGTCTCGGTGATGTAGCTCGTCGCCACACGCAGCGCCTGCTGCTTGGTGTTCGTCGTCGCGGTGCGCCAGGCCGACGGGTTCTCGCGGTTGGTGAAGTAGCTGTCGGCCGCTTCCACCGAGGCGTAGCTGTTGCTGTTGCTCTTGCCAGTGCCGTCCTCGACCACGAACGACTCGTCGGACGAGTCGAGCGCCGCGTCCATGCGCTCGCCCATCGTGATCGTCGACGACGGCGCGAGGTGGATCTGGTCCGTGTGCTTGGGCAGGTCGTCGATGTTGACGACGAAGAACTGCTCGTCGGCGGCCTCGCGGCTGGTGATCGCCGCGCGCACCTTGGTGACCTCGGCCGCGATGGACACGTCCGTGCCGATCTGCGGCAGCACCCAGACCACGGGCGTCGAGGCGGTGCCGTAGCTTGCGCGCAGGTCCGTGACGAACTGCTCAAGCGCGTTGGTGAACAGGTCACCGCCGCCGGCCACGGCCATGTCGTTGGTGCCCAGCGCCACGAAGATGCCTTTGACCTCGGCTAGCGTCGGCGGGCTGCTGTTGATGGCACCCATGGCTGCCGTCACGTCAGCTTGGAACTGGTCCCAGTTCTCGCCGCTAACCGACTTAGCCCATCGACCCGCGCCGTAGACCGGGTCGCCAACCCAAGCCGTGCCCTCCGCGATCAACGTGGCGCTGACCGAGCTGCGCTTGACCATGACCACGCCGTCGGTGCTATGGCGTGCCTCCAGCTTGGCAAGGAGGCTGAACTCGGGACCAGCGCCAGTGTAGGGCGCGGGCGGAAGGCGCGTGCCGCCGCCGTGGCTGTTGGTGTGCGCGATGTAGTTCTCGACCGCCTGGTCCTCGTAGTCCCAGATCTGCTGCAAGGCACCACGGTCGCCGGTCGTGTAGACTGGGTCCGCCAGCGCCGTCGTGTAGGCCGAGGTCAGCGCGCTCGCGAGCGTCAGGCTGTCACCGAGTAGCAGATAGACAGGTTGCGTGGCCATGGGATCCGTGCGCGCAGGGTGGGGCCGCCGAGCTCGTCGAGCCCGGCAGCCTAACGATCACCGGCCTAGCCGATGATCTTGACGACGCCCTCGGGGCGCACGACCTTGGTGCCGTAGAGCGCGTCGATCGACCAGCGGTCGCGCTTGTGCTCACGGGTCACCTCAAGGCGCAGCGACAGGCCCGAGACGGGGTCGCTGATCGTCTGCGACGCGATGGCCGCGTTGCTGGCCTGGAACGGACGCGAGACGAACACGACCGAGTCGCGGTGGAACGCGACGTTGCCGATGTTGGTCCCCGTCCGGTCGATGACTGTCACGGTGGCGTTGTCGGCGACCGCTTCCAGCAGGCCCTGGTTCAGCGTGATGCTGCCAGCACCCGACGTGCCCGAAGCCACGCCGTAGTTGTAGCTGCCAATCGTCACGGTGTCGCCGGCCAGGATCGTCCCGGTGCCGGTATCCAGCGTCAGCGTCTTACTGCCGACCGCGTAGCCGTCGCCGTTGTTGACCAGGAACCCGTTGCCCGTGCCGGCCGTGTGGGTTTGCACGTTCTGGTCCATGACCCACATCATGCCCATCTTGGGCGTGAGGCTGGTGTCGCCGGACTCGAACGGGAAGCCCGTCACGTAGTCGCCGCTGGTGAACTGCTCGAGCGCGAGCAGGTTGGCCTCGGCGTCCTCTTGGAACACGCAGTACCGCTCGCCGCGCGCCACCTTGTTGGTGTTGAGCAGCTTCTGCGGGGCCGTCACGTCGGCGATCGCGTTGAACACGCTGCCGCCCTGGTCATCGGCGAGGCCGTGGCCGTTCTGGGCCGCCTCGAGGATGTCCGCGTCGATCGTCTCGATGATGGACGCCAGGGCCGCCTCGACGACGCCGGGGAGCTTGTCCTGCTCGACCTCCATGAGGTCCTTGTCCGTCATGTAGAACGGGGCCTCGTTCCAGCTGGACAGCGGCACGTTGACCGTGTCGAGCGTGATGTCCGCGGTCGACGGCGGGGTCGCCGCAGCCGTCACGGCCGAGGTCGTGATGGTCGGCGGGATCGGGACGTCGATCGAGCTGCCCGGCTGCGCGCCGAGGGTGTCGAAGTCGCGGTTGACGAGGCGCGGCATGACCGAGTGCGCGCGCAACTTGGGAAGCATGAGGCCCACAAGCTTGGGCACGACAGCGGTGATGGTGTTTGCCATGGTTGGCGGTAGATCTATGTCCGACACGGCTCGGGCCTTCCAATCAGATGGGCGTAGCCCGTCCGAGGTGTAGAGGGAGGTGAAACTCGCACCCGCATCAGCCGGCCCGGCTGTCGGACACCCGCCGGGTGCCCAAGTCGGCGGCGCACCCTAGCCAACGCTGTCAGCTAAGGGTTGCCGCGTCTGCGGCGCGCAGTGGCCTCTGTGAGGCCCAAGGCTGCGCGCGCGCATTGTAGCCGCTACTGGGCGGCGTCGTCAACAGGCGGCGGCGTGGCGGCCTTCTTGGGCCTGCCCACCTTGCTGACCTTGCGCACGGGCTTGTCGTGGAACACGTAGACCCGCCGGCCGCTGTGCGTCGAGGCGTGCCCGACACATTCCCATCCAGCCTCGATGCGCGCGCTGGTGTCCTTCATTGAGACAACCAGCAGCCGCAGCGGCTCCTCCTCGTCGGTATCAGGGCACAGCAGATCGGCGAACCAGTAGCCGCTGCCGCTCTGGTGCACTTGCAGCAGCGTGCTGCCCTTGGGCTGGACCAGGTCGACGGGACCCATGGTGTGTCGGAATCGTACGCTTAGCAGCTTCTTGGTTACGCCCATTTGGCCTCTCCTCGTGCGACCTTCTCGGATGCTTGCAGGAACGCGACCGGGTCGTTGCGGACCTCGTCCATGCGGATCTGGTTGCCCCCGACGCCGCCGCCCGGACGAGCTCCGCCGCCGTCGCCGCCGTCGAACAGGTGCGGGGCCTCGGTGACCGTCCGGTCCAGCCAGTCGTCAATGGTCAGCTCTTGACCCAGCCCGTCGACCGCGTCCTTGGCGACCAGCTTGTCCAGCGTGTCGTTGGGCTCGAACGTGCTGCCCGCCCTGGTGAGCAGGTCCGCCCGGGCCGTCGGCCGCAGCCGCAGCTTCTTGCGCTCGAGGGCCGTGGCCAGTTGCTCGCCCAGGTAGACCGAGCCGAACCGCTGCCGCGCCGCGGCCTTGTCCGCCTCGGCGGCCTCGCGCTGCTGGTGCAAGTCCTCGAGCTGGCGCTGGTATTCGCTCTTGATCGCCTGCGTGCGCCTCTCGAGCACCTCGTCGAACTGGCCCGACTTGAGCAGCTGGGCTTCCTCCTCGCCCTGGGCCTTGTCCAGCATCGTCTGGTATTGGCCTCGGATCTGCTCCTGCTCGGTCATCAGCTCCTCAAGCTGCGCCTTCATCTTGATGTTGTTGTCCCGCATCTCGCGGTAGCGCGCCAGGTCAACGGCCGGTCCCTCGTCGGCCTCCAGCTGGAGCTGCCAGCCGTTGCCAGTGTCGGTGTAGTGGTCCCGGATCGCCTCCGGGATGTCTGCCTGCGTCGCGTAGGTCTTTCTCAGCATGTGCTACTTCTTGGGTTTCGGTTTGGCCGGCTTCTTGCCCTTCTTGGGGCCGTTGGTCGGACGGGTGGCGTAAGCGCCTCGGATGTGCTTTGGCATTAGAGGCGGTCCTTTTCTCTAAGCTCGGCCAGGGTCAGTGGTTGCAGGTCTCGGCCGAGCATCTGTTGCAGGGTGATCTCGCCCTTGCGCCACGCCGCGGCCTTGGCCTTGCCCAGCATCTCCTCCTGCTCGGCCTGCGGCCTAGTGCGCAGCCACTCCTCGAAGGTGACGTCCGCCTCGACCTGGCCGTCGAACGCAGCGCGCGTGCCGTCCGGCGGTCCGAGGTAGGGCACCGCGGTGCTGCGGCAGTTGGGGTGTAGCGGCGGCATCGGTCCCTCGCCGACGTCGTAGACCTTGCCGTCGAGGCTGGCGCACAGGATCGTCGTGCGGCTGTCCAGCGTGGCCACGAAGCGCCACTTCTCGACGCCGAGCTCGCGGAACGTCTGCTCGCGCGCCATGTTGCTCTCTGTGGTCGCGGCCGTCCTGACCAGCGTGTCGACGCCCGTCGCGGCCTTGTCGAGGATGCCCTCCTCGGTGCGGCTGCCGCGCACGCCGCGCACGATCTCGTCGACCGTCTCGCCCTGCTCGAGTCCCTGCAGGATGCGTCGGCGCACGTTGTCGCCCGTCGGCCCCTTGAGCATCTTGTCGAACCACTGCTCGGGCGTGTCGCCCATGACGCGCTGCTGGGCCGGGTCCGGTGCCTCGCTGACAACTACGAACTGGTCCGTGGTGCGCTCCACGTTCTCGGCCACGAAGTCGGCCTCGCGCTGACCCACCTCGCGCAGGCGCTGCTCTGTGACCTGCCGCAGCTCGAGGATGCCGCGCTCGAGGATCAGGTCGATCTCGTCCAGCAGGGCTGCGAGCTGCGGGTATCGCTCGGGCGTGACGTCGCGGCCTCGGGCGTCGAAGCCGGCCAGGGTGCCTCCGATGCTCTCCAGCAACGGCTCGACCACGACGCGCCGGAACAGCTGCACGGCCTCGATCTGCACGCCGCGCACGCCGCGGGCCATCAGGATGTCGTGCCTGTTGAAGCGCGTCAGGAACTCCCCTGCGCGCTCTCGCAGCTCCCGGCGCAGCTTGTCGGCCACGCTCGGGTCGATAGGCGGCAGGCCGGTCATACGTTAGTGGCCGGCAGCTGCTGGACGAACCGGGCCATCTGCGCCTCGGCGGCGCGGGCCTTGTCGTCCTCGGCGGCCTGGAGCTCGGCGTCGACCTCGACCTCGCCCAGCATTCCCAGCGCTTTGACCTGTGCGAGGTAGGTGCGCTGGCTGATCCGGCCCTCGCGCACGTCGGTCTGCAGCATCTGCAGCTCGTCCTTGCGGCTTCGTCCGGGCGCGCCCATCTGGATGCGCTCGCGCTCGTCCTCGTCGCTGACGCCCGGCGGCAGCATCTCGCCGCGGCGCAGGTTGAAGGCGTAGGTCTCCCAGCTGATCGTGCCAGCCTGCAGGCTCTGCGTCAGGGTGGCCAGCTCGCCCGGGTCCATGCGCGAGGCGTCGAAGTCGGCGGTCAGGCTGTAGCTGATCTCCTGCGCCAGTGCCGTGTCGTCGTAGGCCGGGAACTGCCAGGCCATCCAGCGCTGTATGGCGCGCGTCGTGGCCTCGCTGACGTTCTCGGCGATGGTCGACAACACGCTGCGCTCGCCCGCCTGACGCAGGCGCACGGTGCCCATGGCCTCGGCCGTGGCAGGCTGCTCCTCAAGCATGCGCGCGCCCAGAACCGCCATCTGCTGCTCCTTGTCCTTGAGGCCCTCGCGGATGTGGCCGAGGCCGGCCCCGGAGAACTCCAGATACTGCGCATTTGCCCCGGGCTCAGGGCTGGCCCAGGCGTAGCCGCAGCCGACCATCAGCTTGGCACCTTCCTCGAGCTGGAAGCCCGACACCCAGGGCTGCGGGATGGCGGTCATGTGCCGGCCCCACTCGAGGTCCGCGCTGCCGCGGTAGTGCGACAGCATGACGTTGACCAGGCCGAGCATCGGCGCGGTCTCGACGTCGACCGACACGCCCGAGACGGCGTTGACGATGTCCATCGGGATCTCGTTCCAGTAGCGCCCGCCGTTCTTGGTCGGCACCT